TCAAGGCTATACACAAATTGGCTACTTACAAGTAGGTCATCTGCATTGATAGTTTTCTCATTAGCCTTGAGTGAGGTGTCCCCGAGTATGGGGGTGCCTGGCGTATGAAAACCCGCGCTGAGCGTACCCGTTAGTAAAAATTGTTTTGATTTTCCGCCTCGTAGTGTATAACTACGGACTAGCCCTTTAAATATAGACGCTGCATTGAAGGCTGTGAAAACCTCCCCAGAGAATAGCTTAAGAGCTGTTGAATATTTATCGGCAAACGCATTTGACTGGCTGCCGTTCACCGCATTGGGGCGGTGTAGACTACTTATATTAGTCACTTTACTTTAAATAAGAGAAAGATATGTTTAATCGTTCTTGATCAAATCCTTTTCAGTGAAAGTTATCCTCCGCAGAGGGCTTACTCCTATTCTGATTATTTCTTTAGAACTAAAATTCCCTTGCAAGGTATCAGATACGAAGCCTCCGATGGGGCTAATGAAAGGGGAGTCCTACTCTGAGGTGCTCCCCTCCCTTT